AATTGCGCAATACAGCAATGGTGCGATAACCCTTGATATAGAGAATGATTACAGTGATAGTTGGAGAAATTGTACTGTAGGAGTTACTTGGATAGGTAGGTGGAAGTAAGATGAGAGTAAAATATAGCCCTTGTCATAGTGATAAAGATACGAAGATAGAATATCTCGACGAGAATACGATCCAGATTGATGATGAGATCTATGAATTTGACCCAAACTCAGTCGAATGGCCGGATATAGCCGAGCAAACAGAGTTCAGAATTCTCGAAGCCAAACGAGATGAGACCGGTGAGCTATGGCTTGTGGTAAGAAGGTTCTATAGCCAGCTTGCTTGGCCTGAGTGGGACACAGGAGACTATCATGAAGTTAGTCGGAAAGACTAAAGAGCAAGTCGAGCAGGATCGGCTCAAGAGACTCGCCGAGCAGGTTCGAGCGGAGCGGAATCGAAAACTTGCCGAAACGGACTGGATGGTCTTACCGGATAGTCCGCTTAAGACTAAGCTCTCAGTGATCTTGGCCTATCGGCAAGCCCTTCGGGATCTACCTCAACAGAAAGGCTTTCCAGAGAAAGTCTCTTGGCCTTCCATAGAAGACAAAGATCTTATAGACTATCTCGAGGAGGATAAAAAGCTATGAAGATCTTACTGAAAGGAAAAGAAATCAAAGACTTAGATGGCCAGTCGTTTGATCCGCCGGTAGACATGGCTGAAGTCGTCTCGACGAGTCTAGTCAAGCGCACCGACGGGGATTCAATCAAGCTCTATGAGATGGCCTTAAGGCTTCGAGCAGGAGAAGTCGACTTAGACAGCTCAGACTTAGAACTCTTAGAAAGCACGGTCAAATCCGATCAAACTCTGACAGCTCTAGCAAAAGGCCAGATCTTGCTAGAGATCAAGCGCCAAAAAGATCTCGCTGGAATCAAGCGAGATTTCTAAAAGGAGGTTCTAAACTATGCCGCTCAAAAAAGGCCGAAGCAAAAAAATCATCAGCGAAAATATCGCTGAGTTGATTCGGTCAGGGTATCCAAAAGATCAGGCTGTCGCTATTGCCTATGACAAAGCCGGGCTTTCTCGGTCTAAGAAGCCGAGAAAGAGCTCTAAGAGCAAGTCTCGGAAAAGGAGATCCTAGCCTATGGCAGAAGAGAAGTTTGTCTCCTATAACGAGCATGAGTTTATTCATAAAAGCCTATCCGATAAGCTCTCTGGGCTGGAAGAGAGCTTGAATGGGCTAGGCGGTCGGATTACCAAAGTCGAGCAGGATTTAGCCCGATTCCAGGAACGAGATGCCGCTCAGTGGCAATCGATCGCTAAGCTAGAGGCTAAGATAGATATCATCTTAACCAAAATTGAAGAGATCACGAAGCGGTCTGTAAGGGTCTGGGAAGCCGTCTTGATGGCCTTTTTGGGCGGCATGATTGGAGCAGTTTTGCGAGGCATGTTCAAGTGAAAGGAGCTTAGAAAGCCTATGAGTGATCAGAATGAAAATCAGCCTGTTAGCCTGGCCGAGCTGGGCTATCCGGAGACAGTTAAGGAGATCTTGGTCAAGCTTCCTCATCGAGTCTTGGCGCTAATCTGGAAGCTTGCCAGTATGCAAGGGGTAGTCTTACTGGGAACTGCGGGGCTTGTCTGGGCTGGCCGGCTAGACTCCTGGGCTTGGATAGCCGTCTCGGTGGTAGTGGTATTCGGTCGAGCAGGAGTAGATCTAGTCAAGGAGCTTAAGAAGTGAAGCGAGTTCTCTTGACAGGAGACTGGCATTGCGGGTCAAGCTTCGGTCTTACCCCACCGGCTTGGCAAGGAGGAGAGTTCCAGGATCTACAAGAAAAGCTTTGGGCTTTCTGGGAAGAGATCACTGCCGAGGACTATGACATAGTGATCCTACTAGGCGACTTGATCGACGGAGGCATAGACGTTATAGATCATGTGAGCTTAGACCGAGTTGAGCAGATCAAGATGGCCTCGGAGGTGATTAGACTCCTCAAGGCCAAGACTATTAGAATTCTAACGGGAACTCCTCTGCATGTAAACGGAACGGCCGAGTTTGAGAAGTTCTTAGATGCTAGACCTAACATCAAAGTCCTTCGAGAAGGCCGTTTCGAGATCGAAGACCTGAGGCTTCACGCTCGGCATACAGGCCGAGATAGCCAGACGCCTTATGGGCTAGAAGGAGCGTTGAAGAAAGAGTCCGTCCGGCAGGTCTGGTTGGATACGGTCTATCTGGGCTTGCCGCCTCCAGACCTAGTCCTCCGAGGGCATGTGCATAGATATGCTTTTGTAGACGGGAAGCCTGTTTCGGCCGTTTCTGTTCCCTGTTTGCAGTATCCGTTCTCGGGATTTGGATCGACAATCTCTAAGTGGGGCTATGATATGGGAGTGGCAGTTCTAGAAATCTCCGGGCGGGCATTTCACATAGAGCCTATTCGGCTAGGCTTAAAAGGCTTAGCTGAGTGTAGATATGAGAGTCTTTAAAGGAGCTTAGAGTCTATGAGTAAGATCAAAGACTATGACTTCTCGGTAGACATCCCGCCCGATCTAGTCAAGAAGCTTGAAGCCTTGCCACCGAAGCCGGGTTCGTGGGTTCGGCCTGAGATAGACAAGATTCTATTGACCTACGGAGAGAAGAAAAATATCCAGGATCTTGCCAAAATACTCAGTGAGCACTATCATGTGCCTATCACGGCTCGGGGCTTGCAAAATAGACTCCAATACCTGCGAGATCGTGCACGGGCGCAAGGCCTAGACGAGCCAGAGAGACTCTAAAAAGGAGGATTTCTTATGGATAGATTGAAAGGAAAACTTAATGAAATCTATGGAGACTTTCAGCTAGTCTTCAAGTCTTTACAATCGGGAACGGCAGGTCAATATGATGCCTGGTCTCGGACACATAACCGGACGTTGCCGACTGTGGCTGTTACGCTAGGAGTCTCCAGCTCCAGCACAAACGATGCGAGCCCTTCGGGAACGGGCGCCCGGAAGATTCGAGTTTACGGACTAGATGCAAGCTATAACCCGATCTATGAAGACTTTGTTCTCAATGGCCAGACCAAGGTTGTAGGAACGCAGTATTTCTTCCGTGTCCAACCTCGGATAGACATTCTGGAAGTTGGGTCGGGGGGTGTGAATGCGGGGGATATCTATGTATATGACTCCTCAGATACCCCGTCAAGCGGAGTCCCTGCAACGAACTCAAAGATCTTTGGGATTGCGGGGGCGGGAGACGGCAACTGCCAGATGGGAATGATCACCGTTCCTGCAGGATATAAAGCCCTGCTGAAGGAGTTCTGGGCGTCTACCCAGGCAACGACTTCTCACTTTGCGGCTTTTAACCTGAAGCTGATCTCCCCCACAGGCTTGATTCAATTCGTCCAGCTGGGATCGGTGAGCACCACAGGAGTGAACTGGATTGTCTATGACTTTGATCCGAATCTGGAAATCCCTGAGAAGTGGGAAGTCATCGTGCAGTGTAAACCATCGGCAGTCTCGATCGTGAATGCAGGGTTCTTGAAAATGTCTCTAGCTCCCTATCAGGCTCTGCTCTGAGGAGGCCGCATGTGGAGACGCTATGGAAGATTCTGGATATTCTGTCTATTACTTTGCTGGGGTTTCTTGGGATTAGCCTATGGCGGCGATCTCGACCGGGACAAGGCACTTCTGGCCGAAATCGAAGCCTGGGAGAAGACTTTGACCGAGCTCAAGACCGAGCTCGAAAGCTTGGCGAACTTGAATCGGATGCTACAAGCCGAGCTAGCTCTCTCGAAGACAGACTTAACCGAGCTCAAGACGAGCTTAGCGAAGGAGAAAGCATTATCGAGCGAGCTACAAGAAAACTTGAAGAATCTCAAAGCAGACTGGATAGAATTAAATATCTCCTACGAGAAGGAGAAGGAAAAGGTCAAGATTCTGAGCTGGGTTCTCCTCGGAGTGGGGAGTCTGGCAGGAGTCTGGATTCTGGGGAGTCTAGCTTTTTAGAGGAGTCTAAAAAATGATCTATCAAACAGATCACAGGCTATTAAGCGAGATTCAATCTGATGGCTGCTTGTTTCTATGCTTGTGTTTAGCCAAGGAAAGATTCAAAGACTACATCTGGTCTGCCGAAGAGCTGAATGAAGCTTGGCTTAGGCTCAAGGACGAGAAGATTATCAACCCAGAGACGCTTTTGATTCAAGACTATCCAGCTCTTTGTGAAGAGCTTGGCTTGCCTATCCGGTTTATCCCGCAGGATTCTCTGGGCATTCCCCTGAACTCGAATGGCTGGCCGCTTCCGACGAAGCTTAGCTTGGATGCTTCTAAGTTCTTTGTCATTGAACGCTGGACATGGCGGATGAGCCATTTTGTGAAAAACGATGGAACAGGTCATAAGCCTGTCGAGTGGGATCCGATCGAATACGGCTCTCGGACAGTTAAATTCGGGGTGGTTTCGGATCTGAGAGTCTTTAAAGTCTTGAAAGGAGGATAGAGACTATGGCTGTTTGGTCTAGCTCTTATGAACTAACCCCGGCACAGACGGATGCTCCAAGCACGTTAGGAACAACCGGTCGAGGCATTCGAGTCGATATTCGGGAACGCTGGGAGAATGAGCATACAAGCTACACGAGTAAAGGCGGCTCTAGTGGAGGCTCTGTCTCTGAGGATATGATCCACAAGCCCGGTTCGGCCAAGGCTTATTACCAGAGCTCGACTCCTGCAGTCAGACCGGACGGCTCTACGAGCTTGGGTTCTTCTGACGCTGGCCGAATCTGGGTAGATACGTCTGTAGGCCGGACGCTTAAGGTTTGGACAGGGTCTAGCTGGCAGGCGATCTCGTTTGCAGGGTCTTTGCAGGTATATGCGAATGCAACGGACTATGCAGAGGTAGGATCTGGATCTGGATATGGTTACGTACGAGCTTACCGGTCGGGGACAGGATATCTACCGCTTTATCTGAACCAGGGCGGATCGTGGGTTTCTGTAGGAACGACCTCAAATCCTTCTAGTCGTACGCTCTACGTAGCAGGGACAATAGAGGCTTCTAGTACAATCTATGCAGGAGGATTCTCGACAGGCGGGTCAGTCTCAGCAGGATCGGTCTCGGCTTCAGGAACGATCTCTGGTTATATGGTAACGGCATCGTCGTCTATGTCGACTCCATCGCTTTCAGTGAGTGGGCAAATTACAGCAGGATCTATTGCTTGTTATTCGTATGATTATGACAGTCTGCTAGCATATTCAGGAGAAATCTATCTCATTAGACCATTTACGATTAGAATATATTACAGCCTCGGTGAAGATGGTTATGGGTATTTAGAAGCTAGAAATGGGTCTTCTTGGTATCAGGTAACGAGTAGTGTACAATCTGGGAGTAGATCTGGCAATTTTGTTATAACTTTGAATCCAGGGCGATATAGAATTGTTACCAATGGGACTTATCACGTTTATTCCATAGGAAAGTTTGGATAGGTCTTTAGAAGGAGAGTCTTCGTAATGCCAGAAGCATTATGGCAAGTGCAAAATCCGATAGACATTCCGTTTAGGCCTCTCACTGCAGGCATGCGGCCGGATTTGCATCCTGCAAAGCTTGAGTCTTCGATGCTGTGGGATGCCTCAGGGATCTTGGTCGATCCGGTGGGACTTGTGCCATCACCGGGTGTGATAGCTCGATTTGCCCAAGTAGCCGTAAGCTATCCGCCCGTGGAAGGCTACGAAGACTACATAGATTCTTCAGGCTCTCACCGAGCTATTGTCTTCGACACGAAGTTTGTATACCAGGCAAGCTCCTCAGGACTAGACGGAAAATATCTGGTCTACTCGACAGGAACAGTCAAAACCAGCGGGACTTTTGCCGTCGGCTCAGGGACAGCCTGGGTGACAAACAAAATCCGCCCCGGAGACGTGTTTGTCATCGGAGCAGGGGCTTCGTTGAATGTCTTACAAGTCTATACCATCAACTCGGAGACTATTCTGACACTGGCTTCTACGCCCTCGAAGAACTTTCCGGCTGGGTCAAGCTATGCCATCCGGATGGCTTTTAAGGTTGCCTATGGAGAACGACTCGATTGGACACAATGCGAAAGACGACTCATTATCACAGACCGGGCTAGGCCGCCTTGGATGCTCTCCGGATCGATTCTGGCGAATTTCTCCACAAGCATGGCGAGCTTAGATCTTGCGGCAGGATGCGTAGCCTATCACGCAGACAGGCTTTGGCTCGGAGACATCACGATCGGCTCGACTCGATATCCCCAACGGATTATGTGGAGTAAGACTACCAGCCGGTCAGATTTTGGCTCTATAGGTTCGAGCCAGTTCGTGGATAGGCCTTATAGCCCGGGGAGGCTTCTGAGACTTGTTCCCTTAGGGGCATATTTAGTGGCCTATTTTGAAGATGCTGTTGACATTGGCCGGCCTACAAATATTGCGGGAGACTCTCTGCCGATTGCTTTTCAAGAGCGACTTCCCACAGGAGGCTTAGGTCTCCTAGGGCCGAGAGCTGTCTGTGCGTGGCTAGATGGGCATTTTTTCTTGGCTCAAAACGGAGCGTATTACTTGAGTCTTTCGAAGGGAATCGAACGGGTTGACTATGGGATTCTAGAGAAGCCTATCCGGAGTTGTCTATATCCGGGGAGGGCTTATGTAGAATATGACCGGAAGAATAACCGGATTGTCTTCGGCCTGCCCCAAAGCTCTGACCGAATCGAAGTGATCTACTCGTTTAATCTGCTTACGAAGGCTTGGTCTAGAGAGCCTGTAGATGCGTCTTGCATCGCTAAGGACTTGCCTTATCTAGTCACTATCGAGGGCTTGGATTCGTTAAGTTCTACAATCAGCGGCCTAGACTCGGTAGCTGTAACGATTGAGACGTTGGGAATTCAAGGAAAAGACTCCTCGATCTTACTCGGGTCACATGACGGCAAAAGCTACCAAGTTAGCCGAGATTCAAATCTAGATACGACAGGTAATTTGAAGCAAGTCTTGCTGGAGACAGGAGATCTCGACTTTGACTCGACGGATAAGCTTAAATCGGCCTATAGGCTTTCTATCCGGCTAGATCAGCCCGTAGCTTCTGATGCGCAGATAACTGTTCTCGGCTCGACAAACTCGGGGGACTCTTGGAGAACGCTGGGAGTTCTTCGAATTGAAGCCGGCAAGAGAGAAGGCTTTATCGGTTTTAGCCTAACAAGCTCGGTCTTACGATTTAGGCTTGTCTCCTCAAGTCTACCGCAGTCGGCTCGGATTATTGAATATACCCTTCGTGTCCGAGGCCGAGGTGTAGAGTCCTATTTCACACCGCAGGGAGGCTGAAAAGAGATGATCTTGTTTGGAGTCTTGCAAGAAGCGCTTCCTCCTGAGGTCTCGCTTAAAAGTCCAATCCTAACGAATCCTTGGGAGATCTATACCAGGATTGAGAAGTCTCCGCTCATCCGGAGAGTCTATCTCAATAAGGAGACCTTTATTCGGGCTATGGAAAGCTTCTGGTTTGCGTTAGAATCTGAGCGGTTTGTGCTTTTCTTTGAGCAGACTCCGGAGGGCTTCGGTCTGAGAGTGCATGGGTTTTTCTTTAAGAATCCTTTTCAAGACATCCAGACCTTGCAAGAAATTTCTCAGGCTTTGTTCAAGGCTTCTTCCATTGAGCGGATTGAAGTAGTTCTACTAGATCGAGCTAGCCGAGGCATACAGAGGCTTCTAAAAGCCATCGGATTTGTCTACGAAGGTCGGCTTCGGAGAGCTTTCCGGGCTCTATCCGGCCGATTGCTCGACGGAGAGATTTTTAGTATGATTCGAGAAGGATAAGAAGAAAAAGGAGAAGAAGGAGGAAAACCTATGGGAGCTACCGAGAAAGTTAAAACTCATCAAGTTGGCCAAGAATACACCCAGGCCGGCCTAGGAGCACTGAATAAAGCTATGGACTTTGGCATGGGTGGCTTGCAGAATACGATCAACCAAATTGGATCTGCCCAGAGTCTTGGCAATGTCGTGGCCGCTCAAAATCCCCAGGCCTATTGGAATGCTTTTATGTCGCAAGCTCCGCAGCTCCAGGGCCTGATCCAAGGAGCTCAGAGCCCTCTGGAGCAAGGCCTTCGAGAACGGGCTAGCCGATTAAGCCAGGAAGCGATAAACAATGTAGCTTCGAACTTGTCCGGTCTGGGGAGTCTTTATTCAGGGGCGACGCTGGAGCAGGCTTCGAAAGCAGCTAGTCAAGCCTTCGGGGATGTAGCTAGCCAGTTGGGGTCTCAGCAGATTGGTCTTTTTGGGAATCTTGCGGGGCAGGCTTTAGGACAAGCCGGATCGGCCTATCAAGATCTTTTTAGGAATCAACTGCAAGCGGCTTCGGGAGATATAGGCAATTTGTTCAACCTGGCCGGGCTTTATGGAGGAATCTATGGGCAAGGCTTACAAGGTATTACGCAATATGGAACGCCCACTTATTACCAGGAGCGCCAGCAGACCCCCTGGGGGCAGTTTATGCAGTATGTCGTGGGCCCGGCTGTGGGAGCCGGGGCTTCTGCGGCCGGAGCAGCGCTTGCAAAGAAAATATAGCGTCTAAAAAGGAGGCTTTTCTATGGCGGTAATCTATCAAGCTCCTCCTCCGTTGGGGCGAGAGCCTAATCCGATGGACTGGGTAGAGCTCGCTCTCAAAGGCTTTCAGATTGGAATGGCCAAAAGGCAGCAGGATTTCGTGAACTGGACGAAGCACTTAGCCGAATCGGCTGAATCGGCCGGTGTGAGTCTGCCCCAGTATCTGGTTGAGAACCCTGAACAGGCTAAGAGCTATTTCAAGCTCATGGGGATGAATGAAAAAGAGGCCGAGAGTTATTACAAGAATCTCTCTGAGAACCCCGCAGATTTCAGGACTCTGATCAATCGGTTCTTACAAGCTCCTGGTCAAGAGAAGCCTACCCCGCAAGTGCAGACCCAGACTCCGGCTCAAGCTCCCGCACAAACTAGACCTCCAGAGCCGGCCCCAACTCCGCAAACTCCAGTTGCTCCGAGAGAATCAACTGCTACTCAAGCTCAAAGCCCAGCTCCTCAAGCTCCCCCTGTGCGAGCTCCAACAGGGCAGCCTGAAAAGCAAGTCCGGGTTTTTTATTGGCTCAACAAAGGGCCGATATTGGGAAGGCAGAAAATCTACCTCCCGCAAACAGTTCCAATTTCTGAAGTTGGACAGGCTATGCAAGCAATCTTAGGAAAAGTCTCGGTAGATCCTACGCAAAAGCCGTTCTTTGAAGGAATAAGCTATGAGCCTGTAGAAGAGCCGGCTTCTACTACTCCAGGCGTAGGAGGACAACCACCAGCTTCTTCAAGTCCGACACCTACTATGCAGGGCCTTAGAAAGCTTGAGTCTACTTCGCAAGTCCCTATGACTCCCCAAGACTGGCAGGCTTTTATGGAGTCTCAGCCTAGCATGCAACTGGCCACAGCTCCGACAGATCTGCAGCAGACTTTCCCAAGCCCGGAGGAGTATGCGAGAGCAACCGAAGGAAAAGGAGTCAAGCCACCTAAGCCAACCGAGCCGGCTAAGCCTGCCGAACTGACCAACACCGTTAAAACTCAAGCCTCTCAAGCTCCGGAGCCTTCTCCAGCCTATCCGGGAGATCCTGTGGAAGAAATCATCCAGGCTAAGGCACAGAGTTTTAAGCCCGTAGCTGTAGCTGAGGAGAAAGCCTCCCAGGCTTTGGAAGCTGCCTCAAGCTTTCTGGCTCAAGCTTCGGAAGACAGCCGGGCTGCAAGAAGTGCTCTAAAGAGCCTTCAAGACTATGATCTATTTAAGCGGCGTGTGCTTAGCCGACGGGACTTGGCCGAGGTCGCAAAAGACCCTGAGAAGCTCTCTCAGTTCTCCGAGCGACTTCGGACGAAGCTAGAAGATCCTTTCACATGGCAGGCTCTTTCGGCGCTCAATCCGGCTTACCAGGAAGCCTATCAAGCCCTCAAGAATATGTCCGATGAGAATGTTTTGGAGATCACCCGGCTGACGCTGGAAGGGAAGAAAAAAGCTGCTGAAGCAGAGATCATGAAGGCTTTGGCAAGCATTGAAGAAGCCGGAATCCGGAAAGAAATCGCTCAGCTTGCCCTCAAGAAAGCAGAGCTAGATTTGCTTCGGCCTGCTAAAGATGACTCTATGTTGAAGGATATGTATAAGACTAATCTAAATTCCTTAGTAGATCTCCTGAAAGCAAAGGACATTGAAAAACTCCCTCCCGGCTACATGCAGCAAATCAAAACACTTACCACAACGCTACGGATGATAGAATCACAAATATTCTCTCGGCCGATTACGAAGGAGATCACAGAAAAGGACCTCAAGAATCCTAATGCATTGGAAAAATTCCTCAACTGGGCATCGAGAATTTTTGGAGGAGAACAGCCCACTGAAACGAATCCTTTTGCCGATGAGAAGCTAACGCCCTTGATCAATAGCTATCTTATCAAATAGCGGGAGGAGAAAGCCGCCATGCAGGAGAAGCTTCAAGCCTTAGAGCAAGATCCCCGGTTTCTTGAGCTCTCTTTCCCTGAGCAGGCTAAAGTCCGGGCGGCAGTCTTTGCAGATGTGTTGAGCCGAGACCCTCGAGCCAAGGACTTGTCCGAGGATCAGTTCATGAGTCTTGTAGATGTCTATGCGAAGCAACCGCCCCGGTTTAAGAATCCTGCCGTGCAAGCTCTGGCAGATAGCCTATGGTCTCGGTACAAGACCGATCCGAGCGGAGTGGTGAAATTTGCAGATGCCTTCACAAGCGATAACTTGCTCTATCAGACAAGTCTCTGGGCAGCTACGCAGGTTGAGAAGCTTCTTGGCCGGCAGCCTGTAGCCGGTCAGAGCTATGAAGCTCTCTACGGAGAAGAATCTGCGAAATTCAAAGACTGGCTCCGGTCGATTCACAGCCCCGGAGGTTTGAGCTCGTTCTTAGGGGGAGCAACTCAAGTCATGATAACACTCCCTATGATCCGGTCGAATCCAGCTATAGGAGGCTTGCTTGATAAGATCGAAACGGGGCTTGCTTCGAAGGCTCTGAGTTCTGGCCTCCGAAGTCAGATCTATAAAGGCCTTGTCTGGAGCTTTGCCCAGAACACGATCGAAGACATTTCTTTGACAGGTCTTCAGCTTGTCAGTAAAGCCTGGCAAGGGGAAGACGTGGCAGATCTGGGCACAGTTGTGAGGCTATATAAAGATAATGCTATATTAGATTATCTTATTGGTTTTGCTAGCTCTGTAGTCTGGCCGATTGCTAAGCTCTCTGGAAAGGCTATGAAGGCTTGGCTCAAAGGCCGGAAAGACTATATGGCTGAGGCCATGAGCCGAGTGCCTATAGAAGATAGCATTAAGAAATATATCTCCGGAGAGCTACCAGAGGAGATCTCTAGCCGGCTTCCTGAGTACTATGCCGACAATGCACGGCTTCTTAAGAAAGTCCAAGACATCCAGTCTGGAACAAAGCGGTCTGCGTCGCTTCTAGAAGAGCACCCGACGTATCGAGTAGCCGTGGAAGCCCGGATGGCCGGTTTTGACCCCGGCTTAGATAAATACGGAAGTTTTATCTTGCGCAAGGTCAAAGACATCCAAGATAACAAAGACCTGCCAGAGGTTTTCTTTTCGCCTCTACAAGCCCATGAAGAGATAGCTCTCCAAATTGCCAAGAATATTGAAAAAGACCCTAAGACCTATAGTCTGGACATGTTCGGACCTTCGAAGCCTATAATTCATCGACTCTCAGAGGTCTACAAGTCTCTAGAGCCTGCGGTAGAGGCTGGGAAGAAAGCCCCTCCGAATCCTATGGATGTGGGGCATATTGCAGAGCTAGAGGCTTCCAAGTTTGTCTCAGACGGAAAAGGAGCAGTCTACCGAGTCATAGAGATCTCAGAGGAGGGCTTACCCGTTCTGGGCAAAGATCCTAAGGGAGAAGTCTTGGGGATTTTTTCTAAGACAGCCAGCCCCGAAGACTTCAAGAGATCCTTGGACTTTGCTACGAAGCTTGCTCAGGAGGGATCTCTCCTAGACCCTCCGAGACTGCAAGCTCTAGACAGCCTTCGCCGACAAGGCTTTGATTCTGTAGACTTAGGCGAGGGAAAGATCCTAGGGCTCTATAGTCGGACAGTCATACCCCTGCAGGAAAAGCTCTCGCAGGTTTCTTTTAAGCCGAGGACGTTGAAAGCCCCCGAAACTACGGATGCTTATATCAAAATGACTGTTTCAAAAGCCGTGGAGACAGACCAGCTCCTGCAAGATCCTAAGAAGATCTCGCTCCTCCTGAGCTCCTCGGGGGAAGTACCTTCTAAGCAAGCTCAGGTCTTCGCAGAGAGCTTACTAGAGCCGGCCAAAGCAAAAGGCTTCCAAGTAGAATTCTTGCAGGCCTCCGAAAAGCTCACTCGGCGAGTTCGAATAGAAACAGATCTGGAGGCTAAAAAGATCTCCGTCTCACTACCGGAGAAACTGGAACTCTCTGACCGGCAGGCTCTGGTCAATGGTCTACGGAAGACTTTGAAAAAGACCTTAGAAGCTAAAGACTTACCGGAGTTTTCTCGGATCGCTCTCCGTAAGACCGGTTCTGAGCTCAAGACCCTGAAGCTCCCCTTTGAGACGTTTGCAGAGAATGCCCAGTTCGTAGCAGATTCCTATGAGAAGTTCTTCGGCCGAAAGGCTCAGGTTAACCCGGATGGATCTTTCTCGGCTCGAGGAAAGACCTATCCGTCTCTGGAAGCGGCCACTCAAGACCTGATCATCTCAAGTCTCCGAGGAGAAGGCCTCAAGGTTGCCCTTGCCGAAGATGGCCTAAAGCTTGTTAAAGATGCCGGAGTCTATAAGATCCTATCAACCTCAGGGGAGATCCTGGGAACAGGGAGAACTCCCACAGAGGCTTTAAAAGTCTCCGGCCATGTTCCTAGCAAAATACCGCATGATTTCTTGCCCCAGGTAATCATCCAAGACGCTAACCAGACAAAGATCACCTATACAAAGACCATCACGGCCGGTTCGTATAATGATCTTATTCGATTCTTAGCTAAGTTCGGAAACCCTCGGCTGGATTCGATGAAACAGGTCTTGGAGCAGACTCCTGAAGCTTTCCGAGTTAGACTTCCTGATAGATCCTTTGAAATCCATCTACCTAAGGCTGGAGTGATCGAAAAATTCACCGACCCACGGGAAGCGATTGAGTTCCTGCGAGGCGGGTGGGCTCGAGCAGAGGGAATCCGCCGAGTGCTAGATCGCCGAGGCTTGCCATTCAGAATCGAAGACGGCAGTTATGTGACCTTTATCGACGGCAAGAAAGTCTCTGCAAAGATCGGAGACAAGAAACAGATCGAGAAGCTCTTGGCAAGCTTACCAGATCTCTCCACAGCCCCGGCGCTCTTGGGCGAAGAAATGGAAGACATCTTGACTAAGCACGGCTACTACCTACCGGCCGTCGGGCCTCTAGCTGATCCATTCTATCCGCCCAAGATCAAGGAACGGATTGGAGCTCTGGAGATAGCTTCTAAGCTTTATCCGACACCCTTAAGCTCCTGGATATCAGACAAACTCGCCAAGACCGGACAGACAGAGCTTTCAAAGAGCTTTTCAGACCTACTAGACCGCTATCGGGTCTATCAGAAAGAGCTCCAGCATTGGCGCCGGCAGGCTCGGGCGATTCTGTCTCCGGAAGGAAAGACTCTCTCGGCTAAGCAGCGAGAAGGCTTACGGTGGTGGCTGGAGGCCAAGAGTGAGCCAGAGAAGCTAGCCCTAGCAAAAGAATTCGACCTTGATGAGAAAGCCCTCGAAGTCGGCCGGAATATTCGGAGACTTTTTGGAGAGAATCCGGGAGACGGGCTCTTTGCACTCTTTGGAATTGACCCGATCAAATTCTTACGAGACTATGTTCCTAGAATCCGGCAGTCTGTAGAAGAGCTGGCTGCTAAAAAGATCTCGCTGACACCAGAGAATATCTTTGCGCAGGCTTTTCCTAAAGGTGTGCCTCGAGAGATTAAGTTCTTTGCGGAGATGGACAGAATCGAAGAGCTCCTAAGCTTTGACGCCGAGAAAGATATCGGAATTATCCTAGACCGGTATCTTGCGCAAGGCTTGAAGAAAAAGTTCTTGAATCCTGTCTGGCGGGAGCTTGATAGCCTACGGCGAAAGCAGGCTAAGGCAGGAATGCTTGATCCTCAAATCGGCATTGCTCTAGATGAGTTCCGAGAGACCATCATGGGCTACAAGACCGTGGGTGAGAAGAGCCTAGAAGAATTCTCTAGCCGGTTCTTTTCAAAACTGGGGCTCGGTGACTCGGTCTTGGCTAAGGACTTTGCAAGAGTTCTTTTTACGGTGCATACGTTTTCGTCTATGGCCTGGAGACCCTGGGCGGCGATTAGAAATATCGTAGACATCTATCGAACCCTGGCTGCTCCTTATGGAACTCAATATGTTGCGAAGGCTATCCAGAAAGTAGCTAAGAACCCAGATGTTTTTATTGCGAAAGGCCGAGAGCTAGGAATCCTTCTCGACATGCCACCGTTGATTCATTCTATCATAGATGAAGCAAATCTAGCGGGTAGACTCACACATAGAGGACTAGCGGCCTATGGAACTTCGGATGCTCTCACCCGGTCGGTAGCTATGGCAACGGCTCAGGAAATCTTCAAAGAAGGCTTCGACAAGTTCAAGCGAGGAGTCTTGAAGAGGCCTGAAGACCTGATCACCTATGTCAAAGCTTATCGATTCCCTGATATTGAACAGGCTAAGATTGTTGAGCTTGTGAAACAGGGAAAATATCTTGCCGCCCGAGATTACTACTCTAGGCTCGTAGTGGAAGACTCCCTTTTTGCCTATGAGAAGATCCATAATCCTCGGCTCTATGCCGGGCTAATGGGAAGACTTCTAGGACAATTTGGAGTCTACCCCGTTCAATATATCCAGAACGTCCGGCGAGGATTGACGAAAGGACCTCTAGCAGATCGGATTGCGTATGCAAGTCGCCTGGTGGCAAGCTCCACGGTTTTGCTAGGAGTCTTCTCAGCTCTAGGAATCGATGCCAGCCGGGACTTCACAATCTGGGGGCCAGCGCAGTTCGGAGGAGGGCCGGTTTTTAACTTGATTCTAAATGCCTACCGGTCTATGGGGGAAGGCTATGAAGCCGAGATAGCCCGGGGGAACTTGGCTTATCAGGCGAAGAGTTTGCCTCTTCGAACGGTTAAGCTCAACCAAGTCTTAGATTTCCTGGAATATCTTGATAAGGGCGACGGTTGGGCGGCCTGGCTAAGCCTAACGGGAGCGCCTCTAAAAGAAGAGCTTAGGCAATAAGACTAGACTACTCCAGCTGGCTTGAGTCTTGAGAATTTTCTTCTTTTTCTTCTGCAAAAGCTCCCAGGCCTTTCCATGCATGCGCAAAGAGCCTTCGGTCTTGGATAGGAACGATAAAGACATCTCCTAAGAAGGTCTTGATTTCTAAGACGGCCTTGTTAGAAATCGGGTTATAGAACCACGAGAATTCTTTGCAGGCTTTCCAGAAGATCCTCTTTCCGTCGATAGTCTCAAAGAATAACTTTGGATTCTTGATCTCTCCAAGCTGAATGACCCAATTCTGGAATCGTGCTTGTCGGTAGTGCAAGCACCGGTAGACCGTAGGCAGAGGAATGCCGGTTATGACTGAGACTTCTTTAGCAGATTCGGGGAGCTGGATCTCAGGATGCAACGTCTGCCATGTGTCTAAGGCCAGGAGTCTCTGCCCCGTTTTCCGCCGAGGCCGACCAGAAGAACCCGGTCGAGAAGTAGCTTTCTTGACTTCGGCCAGACTCAGACCGAGCTTCTCCGAGATCTCTATATCTGACAAGCCCAGTTGCTTGAGTTTTCTAGCTTTGATTGTCGTTGCTTCCTGAGTCAGGCTTCTAGAGCCGAGAAGAAGATTTTTAACCTTCTCAGGAGCTTCTCGGCCAGAGAAGATTTCTTTAATCTTCGTCCAGAGGGTCTTATACTCAGAGATTTTCTTTTTTCTTGCGGCCATGGCTAGAAGATCCTCCTACAGAGTTCTTAGATTTTCTGGGCTTAGCCTGGGATTTCTCAGGCTCTTCGGTTTCTTCAGACTCTTCCTCGTCCAGGATCTCGAAGCTTGTATCCTGGACATAGCTATAGGACTCCGTGAAGCTCAGGCTCGGCGGATAGATCCCTAGGGGCTTAAAGAGCTCTCTCCAACCCGCAGGCCGGGCAGGGTCATCCACGATCTGAATCGAGCCGTCGACAAGAAGCTTCCCCAAGACTAGATCTATCGTAGCCTCCGAGTAGTTGATACTTCGCCGTAAGTCTTCTCGGGTCTTGGGTTTTCGAGCAAGCTTGAAGACCTGTAAGACTGCTTGGATAATCTTAGGTTGCAGCGCCTTTGACCAGACGCCTGAGGAGCTCATGAGCGTGGCTTCTAGAAGTCTGATTGCATCTAGCAGGTCTAAAAGCGTAATCGTATTATCGAAGATCTTCACATAACGCTGGGCTTTGATGAGAAGAGAAAGCTTCAGCGCATGCGTGTCTGCGCGGCTTAGGAAGAACTCTCGATCTGGCCGAGCATGAATTCGATAGACAAGATCCTGATACCAGGCCTTCGCAAAGTCTCTGGCTTCTTGGTCTAGGCAATGCTCGCCTAGAGTATTCTCGGCAATCCAGGCTAGTCGAGAGGCCAGATCATCTACTCCCGGCAAGAACGGATACTCTGGAGGCGGAAAGAATCTCTGATACCGGCCAGATTGATGCGCTATAATTGTCCGGCTTAGAAAACCGTCTCCTTTGGCCGAGTCTGAGATAGCTTCTCGGAAAGAGACCGGAGTTGTCCCGGCCAGGAGATTTGTGCAAAGACCTCGCATTTTGATTACCCCATACATAGCTGTCCGGTCTTCCCGCTCCAAGTCTGTGGAGTAGATTCCTAGCAACAATTGCACTAGGCCTTCGTTGTATTGCTGACGGCCTAGGAGCATAGAAAGCTCTTCAGCGACAATTCCGATCTCGGAGGTCTTGGTGTAGATTATCTCTCGGCCGGATTCGTCTGTCCAGAGTCGGCCATCCGAGAAGGCCAGAGGAAATTCTAAGCCGAACTCATGGCCATAGTATTTGCGGTCTTTGTAGTTGAGAGCGTCTTTCAAAGGCCTTGTCGTGGAGGAGTCTGTCAGGATCGGGACGTGGGTTTTGGTTACTAAAGCCCAGGGCTCCCGAAGCCGGCCCGTATAAGCCGGGCGTTCTTCTTTCACGTGCCGGCCGATCGGCCCGATCGCTTCTTTATAGACTCGGACTGCCCGGCCGATGGCTTTTCCTTTCTTGTTTGAAGGCGGCCCAGAGAGAATGATATAGAAATTTGCGAAAAGTGGATCGTCTTCAAACCAGCGGATGAAGGCTTCCCGCTTGATAGCTAGAGCCAGCGTCCAGATCCCCGCCCAGGTTGTATAGATCAAAGGACTCTCGGAGTTGAATAGCCCGGCTACAAAGTCTGTGATAAAGCCGGCCTGGGAGGGCAAGAACGCCTCGAAGGGCTCGGGGACTCGATCCACACAGCGCTCTCGAAGGGCTTTCCAATCATAGGGAATCGGTTGAGAGGACTTCGGTGAGCTCGACACAAGAGGCCTCCTCTATTTCAACTTGGCAGAATTTCGCAAGATATCTTCATACCACCTAGGCGAGAATGAGCCGGAGAAAGCATTCGCTATGGAGATCGCCAAGGCCTTCTCTACGGTCAAGATTGCCTTGACTTCGAAGACTCTGAAGGCTGCAAGAAAACTCTCCCCATCCCACCAGAGCTGCATGTGCTGTTCCCGAGTCTCTACGTCTTCTACTAAGACTAGAAAGGGCTCTATCCCAAAAGCCGTCCGAAGGAAAACAGCCGTAAAGATTGCCAGGTCTTCGCAGTCTCCCCCGCCGTCCCAGAGAGTCTGCCAGGGAGTTTTCCAGTATTCGAATTCTTCGTCCATGTAGACAAAATGCTTCTCAAAATACTTCACGAGCTCCTGCACTGCACGATGCTTAAGCTCTCGGGGAAGCTGGGAGAACTCTTCCCGCTTGTTCCACTTCTTGGTCGGGTCGGCGGGCTTCACAGGCCGTGGAGGAAAGAATCCATCCGAGTCGGAGTAGACTTGAGAGGCCAAGACGACTAGAAAGACTAAGACTAGACAGAGCATTTTTCTATTTCTTTGCATAAGACTTTCTCCTTTTAGCGGAAGTCTTCTTATCGACAAGCTCTTGCCATTCTTCGGGAAGCGAGAAAGACTCCTTGGCCAGGAGCTCTCGAAGACCGGCTAAGCTTGAGGGGCAATCTTGCCAGCTCTTGATCTCGACCATCTCCCCCCAGGAAGCGCCGACTTTGAGTTCTACCGGGAAAGAGACGGCTTTGTAGTCCAGAATATCTACAGGCCTTTCCATTTCTTCTTGCAAGATCCGGGCAGCGGCTTGGGCTTCTTGCAAAGGCGCTTCTAGATACATCGCATCATGAAGCTGCAAAACTATCCCGGCTTGAGAGGTTTCGTCTAAAAGCCTCTGATCTATTCGAATCATGGCTTGGTTTACAAGATCTGCTCCAGAGCTTTGCGGGCCGTAGTCTAAGGCTTCCCGAATGATGTTCTTAGAATCTCCGAGAAAGACTCTTCTTCTGCCAAAAGCATTCCGAAGAACCCGAGTCTCGGTAACAGTTTTCACCAGCTCATCATAGTAGGCTTTATATGCTGGGTGCAAGGCAAGCCGCTTCCGGTGGATTTCTTCTACGTCTTTGAATGAAAACGGCAGGTCTTTGCATTTCAGCTTCATATTCCGATAGACTGTCTGCAGACTTCCTCCGTAGTTTGTGGCTAAGACGTAGACTTTCACTGCATCCCGGATGGCCTTGTAAGCAGGATCTGATTTCTCTAGGCCTAAAACATCTCGGATAATTCCGTCATAGATCTTCACACCTGCGGCAAAGTCTCGGATCAGGGGCTCATCCTGACTGAGATAAGCGAGCATCCGAGGCTCTAGGCTTGCATAGTCTGCTCCGATCAAAACCCAGCCGGGAGGAGCAATGAAAAGCCTCCGAGCCTCATCGGGGATATTTTGAGCATTCCCCACGTTGAGATTTTTCTTGTCTCCTGAGCTAAGCCGGCCTGTGACTGTGCCGGTGATTTTATAGGGAAAGTGCACTCGGCCGTCTGGCCAGACAGAGAACTCTCCATAGGTCGAAAGAAGCTTTGAGACAGCTCGATAGGCCAACAGATCTTCCAAGAAGCCTTCCAGATTTGAGAATTTCTTTCGTCTAGCCGGATCAGAGCGAATCCAGATAAGCAGACTTTCTAAGGCTGTCTCATCGAGGGCTAAGCCATTCTTATCGGTCTTGTGCCGAGGAGCTTGAGACGGAAGATGCGAGATCTTGCAAGCTTTGAAAAGCTCATAGGTTTGTTTAAGACCCGAATACTTCTTCGTGGCTTTCTTGCGGGAGACCTTTTCCTCAGAGAGATCCTTAAAAGAATCCTCCAATGCTTCGAAGGTCTCGATGTCTACTTGGACTCGAGAAGGAATCTCTCCATACAGAACCCAGGCTAAGTGCTGAGGGCTTGAAGGATTGAATGCATCCGGTAGGCCTAGGCGAGACCTTAGCCGGGCAAGAAGCTCCGCAGATTGATCCGTTAGGTCTTGATTCCAGGCTTTTAGCCGGGCTTGAGAAAGCAAAACTCCTCGCTGATACATGCGCAAGACTGGCCGGATGAGAGCCAAGCCTAGAGCTTTGTAGGGCTCATAGACTTCTAAGATCTCAGCGTCTTGGATGAGCCCGGGCAGGATTCTTAAGAGCTCGATGGAGTCTTTCGCATTGTATTCTCGGAAGGCTTGATCAGGCAAGTTCATAGAAGCCGTTTCTTTGTCTTCTAGGGTGTCTTTCCAATAGGGCACATTGTCATAGATCGAGGCTACAAAAGAAAGTCTCGAAAACATCTCCGGATGGATAAAGTGATGCAAGATCATCGTATCGTGCTCGATAGTCTGGATAGAGAAGCCTTTTGCTTCCAAGAAGCCTACATCAAACAGCGCATTATGGAAAACTAGCCGGCAAGAAGAGAAGATCTTCTGCAGGAGATCTATAGCTTCTTTTTCTTCTCTAGCAGACCAATAGGGCCGATAGCCTTGCCCGAGAAAGGGAACAACCAGAGCAGATTCCGCAGAATCTGCTAAACCCACGACGGCCAGAGCTCCCTTGTGCGGAAGCAGGCTGGTTGTTTCAATATCAACGCCTAGGAGAGCTTTCTGAGACACAACTCGCCGGGAGAACTCTCGCAAGTCCTTAATCGAAGGAAACAAATTCATCTGGAAGCGGGGCTCTTTCCAACCGGTCTTGGCAATTTCGAGGGCTTTTTGCATATCTGAGACTACGACCGGGGCTTTGTCTGCATTGCCTCGCAGTACAAACGCCGGATGATAGCTGGGCACGACGGGCAGGCCAAACCGGGAGCTATAGACGTAGCCTCGGCGAGTCGTGATAGAACCCCGCACACCACAAGCGTCTAAAGCCGTCTGGCCAAGAGCTAAAATAGCCCGAGCGCCCAAGGCTTTGAGCTTCCGGATCTCGGCTTCGAAAGCTGGCCGGCAGAGCTGGAGAGCTTCCTGAGCTTGCGGAGAGGAGATCTCGTTCTTCTCTGGCCGGCAAGGCAAGACATTTGTGATCCAGCAGGCTTCTCGGATAGATCCTGCCTGCCGGAGAAGCCGGTTTAGTAGACCTCCTGCCGGGCCGACGAAGGGCTCTCCTTGGCGGTCTTCCTGCTCACCGGGGGCTTCCCCTAAGATCACTAAGCCAGACAGGAATGACCGAGGCGCCGGGCCGCAGGCTTTTACAACCTGCCGGTCTTGGAGGGGGCATTTTTTGCAGGGAGGCTTGAAGTCCAGTCGGCTAAGACGCATAGAGCTAAGCCTCCTTAGTCTCGATATAGATAGATGATCATTAGAATTCCTAGGACCATCACAATTCCAATGCCTAAGACTTCCACGGCTAGATCCAGCGTGCTCACTAGACTGCTCATCTTGAAACCTCCTTAGAGCTCTTCAACAGAGAGCTTGATGGCTTGGTCGGGGCTATTGCCAAGAGCATAGCCTTTCAAGAATAGATCAAATGAGACAAACTCACCTTCAAGAATCTTCTTCCCGGCGAAGATAAAGACCACATAGAGATCTCCCTGATCTGTAGAGCTTATGCAGACAGGACTTGAACAAATAGCCGGGGATTCTTCTCCGGAAGGCCACAGGAGACAGACGGCATAGACTTGCTTCAGGACTTGATAGATCTTCTTCTCAAGAGTCTTGTAGACAGGATTGCCTTCTAAGCCTAGCCAGGGAGAATCCGGCTTAGAGAGGCTTAGTTTGATCGTCTCAGAGAGAATTGCCTGAGAGAACTTTTTCAAGTCTCTTCGTGTCTGGTAGGAAAGAAAAAAACTGAACCAGAATCCGATAAACAAACCGAGATAGTCTCGGATATCTCGAATAAGTCTTTTCATAGATAGCTCCTTTTAGGATAAAGCTGTCTTGGCGTCTTCCTCAAGCTTTCGGAGGCTTGAGGAGAGGTCTTTCTTGAGAAGAACTCCTCCGAGCCGGAGTCGCCAATGTATCCGACTAGACCGGAGGAAACCTAAGACTGCCTCTGGATCAAAAGCGGCCGGATTCGGATCAAGTACAAAGGCCGTCTTGGCGTGCAAGGCTGGGTCGGTCTGGGGATCTTCTAGATTTGCCGGTCTGTAGATAATCTCGGCGGCTGGATAGAGAAGCCACTTTGGAGATCTCAAATGGACAATTCTCGTGGGGACTAGACTCATCCAGACAGGGGCTTCTTGACCGGATAGCTCTACAACGGGCACAAGGCCTTGATTCAGGCAGGCTTGGATGAGCTCACCGGAGTCTAAGTTCTCATCGGCCGAAACAGCTCCGGTTAGAACTACGATCGGAGTCTTGAAGGATCTGGCTGCCTTGAGGAGCTCCTCGGCAAGTTTTAGTGCTGATACTCGCCAGGCACCTTCGGCTAGAGATACTTCGATATAGAGCTCTCCAGGGAAGACGGAAAACTGGCTTGTCTTGGCTAGGATTGATTTGACATTCATGACTAGGACTCCTTGGAAAACCTAGACGAGGCTGGGGGGCTCTCGTCTAGGCAGGATACTAGAATTCTTCGCTTCTGGGCTGCTTCTACTCCGCATCTTCTTGAGGAGCTTTGTAGAAGTAGTAGTTCTTCAGCGGCCGGCCACGGCTATTTTTGCGGATCTCTCCAGACTCTCGGTCTATGACATATTTGCAGACAAGCCGGCTGTGCTTACCGACGAATTCATCCGGATCCCAGATGTCATAGCCAGATTTGTCCTTCGAGACTTTGACTCCGGCGGCTTCAAAGATGCTCTTGACTTGGCTTAAGGCCATCCGGCGCCAGCGGCTAGAAGAGTTGTCTTCGTCGTCTTCGTCACCGGGAGCTGGAATGAAGATCGAATACGTCCATGTTCGGCCCGTAGGATCTTCGGCAGACTCGTCTTCCAGCTCGGCTTCCAAGATCCGGAGCTTAAACGTAAACCGCTCGCTTGTCTCGGCTTCTTCATCGGCCGGCTGATAGACTGGAGGTGCTGTGAATTCGACTAGATAGCGGCCGGGGTCTGGTTCATAGAATGCCATGACTTGGGCATCCGCAAGACCGATAGACTGAGGGCTTTTCAGTTTTGGTTTTCCTTGAGCCATAAGGCTCTCCTTTGAAAGAGGCTAAAGTGGGAGAACAAGATCTCCCTGTCTAGGTCTGCTTGAGCTAGACCTTTCTTTAGCCCGTTTTTAGTTGATTAGCTCTAACAGAGCTTTTTGTCTTGAATGGCTGGCTAGGCCTTCGAAAGCCGGCGAGGTTTTCCTCCTTCGCTTTCTCAGCGGCTCACGGGGACAAGCCTGGTAAAGACTCGCACGCCGGGGATCTCCGTGGCAAGGCCCTTTTCTCGGACGACTGCAGAGATCTTGGCTCGATTCGGCTGGCGAAGGATGAATTCATCCGGTAGTAGAGTCTCATCAAAGATCTCGTAAGAAATCTCTTCTCGGAAGGTCAAGTCTTCGGTTTTGGCTTTGTCGGCCAAAAAGGTCTTGGGCTGGACGGTCTCCGCAAGGGCTACTAGGCCTTCTGCAGAGAGCTCTTGGCCTTTGGATTCAAGCTTCTCCGCTTTGGCCAGAAGCTTAGCTTTCTCGGCTTGGGCTTTCTTCTCGGCCTCTAAGCGGGCCCGTTCGAGGTAGTCTTGGATAGCCGAGTCGAGCCTTTCTAAGGCCTCCTCCACAGGCTTGAGATAGAAAGCCTTCATCTTCTTCGCATGGTCTATGATCGGCTTGAAGGCTTGATCGATCTCTTTGGCGAGGTCTTTGAGTTTCTTACGGATCTCACCGGCTCGCTGCAGGTCTTCTTTGGTCTTGATCTTGACGAGCTGGCCTTGGGAAAGAGCCGACTGGATAGACTTCTCGTCGATCTGGGGAATCGGCCAAGAAGCTTGCGAGTTAGACTGGGTCGAGGTTTTAGAAGCTTGGATAGATTTTATTATAGACATAGAATTCTCCTATTAGGTCTTATTCTTGAAGCCTTGACAAGGCTTTTGTTTAAGGGCTCTTTAAGCATCCTCCACATATTTGATAACAACTTCAGATAGGCTATGGAATCTGAACTCTATAGGCTCAATTTTTCCTGAGCCTATATGGATAGTTAGGCTTTCTCCAGGCTTAATATCTTCTATAAGCTTATCGAGATATATATTCTCAGGGTGGTCATAGAAAGTTATGACCGAAGAAAACGTCTCGATATCATCTATGCATTGCTCGAAAATTACTCTTGTCTCGACAAGCGGAATATTGATCTGCTGTACACTGGTATAGACGTGAAACGGGCGCATAGAGACCAATACATATACATCATTGTGCTGAGCTTTAACTCTAATGAGCGCTGGGGGTTCTTTTGACAAAAAGGGCTGATAGAAATTCTTCTCTGGATTATTCATTCTAATCTCCTCATTATATCTCTTCTTCAAGCCAAGCCTTGATCCGGGCTTGGGCTTGAGGATCTTCGGAGTCGATCTCAAAGCCGAGACTGTCTAAGAACTTGATGATTATTCTCTCAGAGCCACTATAGACAACTAGACGACTTCGAGAAGAGCAGGGCAGATCGGCCGCAAAGGGGCGGCAGTGCTCTAGAAGAGCCTGCTCAAAACGCCGGCTGGCTTGAGGGCTCACAAAGCGAGGCAAGCTTAAAAGCTCCCGCAAATAGTCTATCCGTTTCATAGCTAGGAGTCTCCTTTCTCTTAAGACCATTCTTCTAGGATCTGCTTGAATTCTGCTTCAAGGTCTTCTTTCTTAATCACGTAGCCTATAACTCGAAGGCCTTCCAGGAAAGTCTGCAGGACTACAGGCCAGCTCTCCAGAGAGCATCGGATCTCTACGGAGAGATCATTCGGAATGTTGTTGAATCTCTCGATCTCCTGCACAAGCCGGAAGACATACCGGTCTCGGCGAGGGATCTCTTGATAGACTTCTTTCTGCATCTTAAGCCTCCTCAGTTAGATCGACTTCATCGACGTCTTTAAGATTCTGGATATATTCGGAGAGCCGGTGGGCTATCCAGAAGGGCTTCCATCGGCCGAAGAGTCTCTTGCCGTAGAGCCGGCCTCTGCGCCACGGTGTGAGTAGAGGGACAATATCTCCCCGGTTTCGGTAGGACAGGTTGAGCATTCCGGCAATGGGTTTCTTATAGCCTAAGCCAGTTGTGGAGATTTCTAGATCGGGGCAGGCTTCCAGGAGCTCTTCATGGACAATAGCCGCAATCGCTCCTCCCCAGCTATGGCCATACAGATAAAGCCTCTTTATCCCGGCTTCTTCGATCAACTTTCGGATTCGATACCCTAGGGCTACGGCATAGGAAATCTCGATCCAGTCTCCCCATCCAGGCAAGAAATGCAAAATCCAGTCAAAGGCTGAGTCTGTTCCATAGACTAAGACCCAGGCAGTCTCGGTTATTGGATTCAAGAAGACTTTGGCCTCTACACCGGCTTTCCCTGAGGGAAACAGGTCAATCTTGAGGCCATGTTCTCGAATAAGCTCAAGGGATTTTCCGACTTTCATAGGTTAATCCTCCTAAGAATTAGGTTCTTGCAAAGATCACTATATTAACTAGCTTTGCTTGCTTGCTTATTGATCTATCCAGGTCCAAGACTGCCGGGGAATCCAGATGAGCTTGTTGCCGTCGTCTTGGGCAATCTCGGGGAATCGATAGCTTAGATCGACTAAGCTCATCTTGACTGTCTGACTTGAACGGTGAAGCTCCCGAGAGAGCTCTGGAATCGAGATCTCCTGCCGAGATCTCAAGAGCTCGATAATCTGGGCTTGTAGGGCTAAGTCTCCTTTAGGCTTGCGCTTATAGTGGAGTCTTTTTCCTGTAGGCATCCTAGACCTCCTGGTTAAATCTCTTGGGCTTTGAGAATCCCTATTCGATAGCTCTGGCAACGGCCAGAAGGGGATTCTTCCTCATAGATCGGAAATCGATAGGTCAACTCGTCTAGGATCGTATAGAGCTGCCGATAGCCGATACCTAGACGGCGCATGATTTCTGTGCGAGGGATTGTGTTAGGGTATGCCTGGCTTAGGAGTCTTATGAGCTCTCGGGCTTGCTTGTCGTAGGTTGCAAAGTCTCGAACGCAGGTCTTGGTAACTTGGACGATAGGGGGAAATTCGTGCACAGGAACTCTTGGTCGTTGAGACTTCCGGCTAAGCCAGGGCCGGGAGGCTTTTAAAGCGATCTTCATAGTTGGCTCCTTATGTGCTCGACGAGATCTCGGTAGAAGTCCTCGTAGACTTCAAGAAGACTCATCAAGCTTGCTCGGGATCGAAGAATAACATCTAAGACCTCAAGCTCTTCGGTCTCAGGATTCCATACGTAGTAAACTCGGCAAGGAATATCTAAGAAGACTGTGTCTAAGAACTTCTCGTCTTCGAAATCTGCGGATACTTCTTTCTTCTTCATGCTAGGCTCCTTTGCTGAATCGGCCAGGACTGGAGAGCTTCGTAGCCTTGGCCTCGGCGGGTTTGGCTTTCTCAATGCGGGCTTCCTCTGACTCAGGCACTGCATCGGGGATGTCCTGGATCTCGCTCTCGTCGAGGACTCCGGGGCAGGACATAGAGAGGATAGCTCGCCTATGGGCTTGCGTCTCGGCCTTCTTGTGGGCATTTGCGAGTTCTAGGCCTTGTAAGCCGGGCGGAACGACACCTATTCCGAACCTCCGGCGGCCTTTTTTTCCGCCAGACTCGATCCAGTCTTGGTCGACTACGGAGACTTTGTAGATCGCTCCTCCGCCGGGGAGGTCTATGATCTCCATAGACTCATCGGCAAGTTTTTGGCTCTTAGCGATTCCATCGGCGGCAGACTTGTAGGCATAGAGAACCACTCGAGCTTTGCCAGTTTTCTTGTCAAGGAGATTTAGAAAACCGAATGGTCGAGTGGAAGGATCCAGGCCGTTTTGATTGCAGAGATAGACTAAAAGAGCTTGCTTCTGATCTTTGTCGAGCTTGCTATAGTCGCCATGCTCGATTAAGGCGGCCTTGATAGAGTCGATGTCTGCCGGTTGCGAGATAGCCGGTTGAGATGGATTTGCCTCAACAGGCAAGCTAGGCTTTTCTTTTTCTTTTTCTTTCATGGCTAGACTCCTTTTTAGATGTCTGGGTCTGGGTCTTAGTCTTGTTTTGGTCTCTTGGCTTCCGACGGAAGCCCAGCTGGTTGATAGAGCTGAATGCCCGGAATAGGCAAATATCGAAGAACTCACAAGGATGATTATAGGCTAGACAGACTCCGGGCTCTCGACTTCGAGGGAAGGCTTCCCAGGGTTTAGCCTGGCCGGACTCCAGAGCCTGGGCTCTTTCCGAGATGTCTAAGATCGTGGAGAGGGCTTCCTCAGCCCAGTCTTGGAGACTAGAGTCAGAGTGCTCAATATCTCGGCCACGTTCGAGTAGAATCGACCGAGCTGAGCCGGCTTTGGTCATAAAGAGAACGTCTGGGACTAGAACAATCTTCTTGCCTGGCCAGAGCTTCTTGGCGGCATAGAGATACGCAAAGCCTTGACCGCCAGTGAAAACAGAATACTGTGTGGCTAGGCTCGAATAAGAACTTGTCTTGTGTTCGAGGATTTCTAAAACTCCGTCGGGCCGCTTCAAGACGGCATCTAGGCGGACTGTGTAAAAATGCCCGGAGCTGGAGAGCTTGATCTTGTGCTCAGTCTCGACTTCGAGAACGGTCTTGGGTTTGTCGACTTTGAACCACTTCTCGGCATAGGCGGCCAGAAGTGGAGAGATTCTCGCAGAGTCTTGAGCGTAGTCTTCGTAGGACTGGTAACGATCTTGAGAAGCTTCGAGGGCTTTCTTAGCGGCCTTGACTAGGACATCACTCCAAGCCGAGACGGTCTTGCAAGAGGAGAGCTTCCGAAAACCTTCGGCCAGGCCTTCATGGCAGGCAGAGCCGAAGAGAAGGGCTCTAGGTAGTGTCTTCGGTTCGATAGATTCTACATGTGAGAGATAGAACTTCCATTTGCAGAGTTGAAACGTGCTTAAGAAGTGCCAGCCGACGGGGCTAGGGCCTTTCATGTCAAGACTCCTTAGAGAGGCTAGCTTCTTTCAAGTTCCGGATATCGCTTAGAACTGCTTCCTGGAGAATGTCTAGGTGAATTCCCGTTGCCTGCGAGAGTCTTCTCAAAAAAGAGATCTTTTGAGGAATCCGGCGACCCCGAGTGATGAGCGAGATATAGCTCTCATCGACACCTAAGAACTCGGCGAAGTCCTTGTTTGTCAGCTTGTTCTTGATGAGAAATCGCAAGAGCAAATCGCCGATAGCAGTTTTCTTGTAGAAGCCATTCTTACTAGGGTCTTTGCGGGATTTTTTCTTTCTCATAGCCATAGCATAACATAGTTTTCATAATTTGTCAATACTGTAAAGCATGATTTTTAGGGGTTTTGGATGGATTTTTGTGACTTCTGTGCTAGGTCTTGAACGGCTTCCAGGCGGAGCATTTCGGCTTGATGAGCTAAGAGGGCTTCATCTTGGATACCATAGAATCCTTGGAGCTTTTCGAGAGGGACTAGTCTATAGTCTTGGGGGATTCCGGTCTGCTGTTGATCTCGGAGATAGGTCTTGTAGAGACTGAGGGCATAGGCTTTTGACCAAGGCTGGCTTCTGGGCTCTTTCCAACTAGACAGGCTTGGGAGCTCTTCGAGAATTCCTTGCTTGCCGATTCGGAAGAGCCGGAGGCCTTCTAAGCCGGGAGTTGTCCAGCTAAGAACTAGCCAGGCTAGAAGAGCCCGCTTATAGATAAGCTGATTCTTCTCGGTTAAGGTGATCTTCTTGCCGTCTAGGCTTATGTGTTCAACAAGAGTGCTAGAGACTGTTAGGCCAAGGTCTTCGGTCTGGGGATCTAGCCAGCGGGGGCAACGGAATCGGATTTGGCCAGCCGAGTCTGGCAAGAAGGCCATATCGTAGCCGTAGAGATAAACGGGGCAGTCCGGGGGAACTAAACCGACTCTTTCCTGCCAGCTTGAGGGCAGGAGTGGGTCTAGCGGTCGGCCTAGGTAGCTATCTCCGCCGACTTGCAGGCGGTTGATTAACTGTACGGCCGTAGAGCCTACGGAGCCGGCTTGTAGAACATAAGCCGTTATTTCTGGCCAGAGAAGCCGGAAGAAGTTATTCAGGCTATAGCTTTCTGGTTGGGGGTATGTCTCGGCATATTCTAAGCCGCACTTAGGGCAAGAGCGATAATCCGAAACGTCGAGATATGCTTGCGTGAAAAAGACTCTTTCCGGTGAGAAAGCTTCGAGAACGGCCTTATCTACGAAAGGAGCGGCTAGGAGGTCTACGGACTGGGCTTGGAAGGCTTCCTTGAAGCCTTGAGCTATTCGGCCAAGAACAGGACTGGTATCCATGGCGAGAACTGCCGAGATCTTAACACCGGCTTTGAGTAAAAAGCCAGCATTCGTCAAACCGGCGATGACTAAACCGGGGAAGTGGGCTAGATCTTGAGCGGTCTGGGCTAGACTTGAACCGGAAGCGACTAGAGCAATCATGCTTCGGGACTCTTTCCGGTTATCAAGCCAGGAGAGAATGCCTGGGTCTGGGCGAGATGCCAAGACGGCTTCAAGAATCGGCAAATTCCTGCGCATATTTCGAATCCAGACTGGCAAAAGCCTCTGGATTGTCGACTCGTTTAGTCTCCATGTTTCCTTAGACGGGACTATGACTGGCTTCGGAAGACTCAAATCTTCTCTAGATACTCTTTCCGTTTTATCCATACGGAGATTTTAGCATTTCTTTAAACTTCTCACCATGCGGCTGAGACGAAAAAGCCCTAGCTTGCTAGGCTAGGGCTTCAGAAGGTTCTTTTACTTCTTGACCGGTGTGGGGTATCTTGATTCAAGTTCATCTAGATAAGCTTGAATCAGCCGCAACGTCTCGTTTATCGAGTGAAGAGCCCTCTCCGCTAAGACTAAATGCCGGATCATACGGAAGTGAAGCTCTTCCATTTCAAGAAAATATTCTTTTCGCTTGTTCATA